CATTCATTAGAACATGACAAAGTCAAAGCGTATGTTTGCCGAGATGCTCGTCCAGGCGCGAGGATACGGTGACGCCGACGAGATGGCAAAGACAATGTCTCTCGTCGATATCATCTATGAAATCAAAACGGAGGAGTTGAAGAAGGCAGAGCCTCCTTCTCCACCCGTTGTCGAGGAGCCGGAGAAGAAGAAAGAGGACTCCCTGCCTCCTGTTGTCGAGGAGCCGGAGAAGAAGAAAGAGGACTCCCCGCCTCCCGTTGTTGAGGAGGAACCAAATGTCATTGTAAAAATAAAGGATTTCTGGAGTCGTCTGACACACGATTCGGATACAGACTAAAAGAATGGATGGTATATCTTAGTATGGAGAAATGGCTCACAGACAAGGGCCCGGGGACGCACGTCCTTATGGATGGTGGAATTCTTCAAGTTCCGTTTGAACAACTTGACGAGTTTTACGTAGAATGTGTACACACAGTACGCCTCGGCAAGAAGCTGTACGTGGTGGAGCAAAAGACGGACGTTTTCAAGTTTTTCGTCGATCTCGATTACAAGGGTCCAGAGGCACTTCCAGACGAAGCTGTCCTCGAACTTGCTACGATGATGCATTCCGTGGTCCAAAAGGGCAGATGTATCATCGCGCGTGCCGAACCTCGAATCGTGGACACACAAGTGAAAACGGGGGTTCACATCCATTGGCCAGATGTGTTCGTGACCAAATCAGAAGCGCTCGCTCTACGGACTCGTATTCTNCTCGAATTGCCAGACGACCCTGAATGGAGTCAACGTATCGATGCGAGTGTGTACGGCGGCTCAGGACTTCGGATGCTCTGGTCTCACAAGCGGGACCGTGGGTCCGTGGATTCCGGTCCGTACGTTCCATGGCGCTCCCTCGAAGGGAACGTTTTTGATCAAACCCCTTCAGCTGAAATTCTCAAGCTCTTTGCACTTCGAACGAACGAGGTGTCCAAAGAGTCTGTGAATGTCGAAATAACGTGTGCACCTCTGGAACGTTTCATACGCAAGTATCTCAAAGGACAAGAACTGGCAAACGTTCGACGTGTTCTCAGAAAAGGAAACGACCGAATCATCGTCCAGACGGATTCAAAGTACTGCGAGAGAATCCAGGGTGTACACAAATCAAACCATGTCTGGTTTGGTATTACACGGGGGCGTATATGTCAGTTGTGTCATGACGACGAGTGCAAGGAGCAAAAGTTTGTCGGACGGGAACATATTCTTTCTCCGAGTATAGTAGAGGAATTACATAGCAATGTTGCTGTGGATAATTCTACTTATGTGTCTATTTGTGATCTTATTCCCGACTTTTGGTGGCAAGAAGAATCGGTTTCTCAGAGAGGTGCATCCGTACTCGGGTCTCGACCCTCAAACATGGGAACTGCTCCAAAGTCATCTGTCAGAGTTCGAAAACCAAAAAGCAAGTCTCGATCAAAGGGCTGGGGGACTTTACCGAGCGATTGAGGATGTTCGTAACCTCGCTCTGTTCATCCGGCGCGCAGATGACCACGAACACCAGGAGACGCTCGAATCCATCGCCGTTCAGATGGGTGTCGAGGGCGAAACGACGTTGTTCGATCTCGCACAAAAGAATGGGTTGTATTTCTTTCCAAAGTACTTAAACGACTTAGTCCCTGAGCATACAGAGCCTGATGTCAGTCGGTCGGGACAAGCCATCAACGGTCACTTTCCAGACCCCAGAAGTCACGGACAGTAAGCCAATGACCAGGACGCGTTCCGGTCGTGCTGTCAAGGCACCTGAGCGTTACACACCTCAGGAGGTGTGTGACGATGACTACGCCGCTGAGGATTACAACTCTGACGAGTCTTCTATTCATTCATCTGAGGTATCATATGACACGGAGGATATCTCAAGTGAGAGTGATGCGGACGAGGAGGGGAACCTCGTTGGTTTCATAGTTGAAGATAAAAACAGTAGTGACTCTGAAGGTAATGGATCGGATGTTCGATCCGAGTCCGGCGAGACCGATGTTTCCAGTGACCGAGACGAGCGACGACCCGCGACAGGACCAGCTCGTGGACGAGGTCGAGGCCGAGGAGCAGCATCAACAACACGACGCACGCTCGTATTATGATCCCGGTGCCCGTGTTTTCCGCTCTCAGATTCAGTCAACTGATATTCTTGATAAAATTTCAAAAGAGACTATAATTCTTATATTCGCTGCATTCTTCATTGGGTTGTTATTGGGGAAGTCATTGACGCCGGTGATTCTCAAGCACTAATTCCAGGTTGTTCACCCAAAAAGGGAGTCGTCGGAGATGTGAGAGTTGGTATATACTGACCTGAATCGGGTATCATTTCATTCCCGTTAATATCGACTCCGACGACGGCTGTCATGTTCGATGACACGGTAGGTACTGGAGGAAGCATGTCGCCTTCGGTTGAAACTTTGCTTTCAAACCCATAGGCGTACATTCTTGCCGACCCTCCGTCAGACTCGTGTGGTACAAAATCACCATACATCACGTTTGATGAAGGATCGCCCTGAATGAAATTGAGGATTGGATTTCCCGCTTGAATTTGATAGTCCATACCTGCCATGTCTTTATATATATCAGTCTGAGTGTCAACACGAACGACATTGCTCGTCGAATCGATGTATGGGAGGTTGTTTGATGTCGTCACGGTGTTGCCGACATCTTCCGTATACGGGGGCTGCGTATTTTCATCACGCGGAGGAGCATACCCCTCTCTGCGTGCTGAAAGAATCACCAGAAGCAAAACGAGTACGACAAGCGCTACCCATAGTGACCAGTGTACCTTCATCCTGATATTTGTTTATGTTTTTTTCCAGGGGCACGTAGTGCCGCTTCGCGGCGGTGTCGTCTGACACCTGGTGGACTCAGCCCAGTAGCCCTGCCGCCACAGTACCTGCACCGGTAGGCTCTGGTGCTGGACCGGCATCAATCTGGACAGCTGGCGCCTTGGCGCGGTCCTCCTCCTGCTGGACGCGACGACGCTCAATCTCCTCAGCGATACGCTCATCGGCAATCTTCACCAGCTCGGGCATCTCCTTGTCTGGAAACTCCTTCTTCAGATCATCGATCAGCTCAGCTGGGTGAGGAATGGGAGGTACATCGGGGCGAGAGTAGTACTTGGAGTTCTCGTCCCCGGGCTCGATGAAGGGCGTTGCCGATCCCTCAAGGGGCTTGGCAAGCATGTCACGCTTACGCTTCTCAAACATAGCCGCAGCCTGACGCTGGTTTTCGCGATACTTGGTCATAATCTCCTCCAGCTTCTCATTCTGGTAGTGGACGTTGTCAATCTGGAGACGGTCTGGTGGAATCAGCAGCCACTTGTACATGTCGACGACGTAAATGTCTACGAGCGCATCCTCACGCTGCAGGCGCTTGGCGTGGCTCTCCGCCTCATCCTTGGTGGAGAAGCACCCACGGATCTTCAGACCCAGCTGCTCATTTTTCTGGGGCATATCCGGACCAACGATGGAAATCAACGCAAAAACCTGTCCTGGCACAGTCAAGAAATCCTGCTCCAGAGAACCCATTTAAAACTACAACACGTCACTCTTTTAAGTGATATGGATCAACTCCGCAAACACCACAATCAGGCGAAGCGTGACCTCATAAATCAATGGGTCCGCCCGGATTCCTACATTCTCGATTGTGGATGTGGTCGTGGTGGTGATTGGCACAAATGGAAGGCTGTCCGTGCGCGTGTCGCCGCCATCGATCCAGACGAAAAATCTCTCCAAGAGGCTGAGGAGCGGGCATTTGACATTGGGCTCGGAGTGTGGTTTTTGGGTCAGGGTGATATTCGTCAGGCGGCGTTTGCAGGTCCTTTTGACACGGTATGTTACAACTTTTCCATCCAGTACATTATCGGCGATCATTTTGAACATAGCATCAAGGCGATCAAGGTGGCTGTCAAGCCAGGCGGACTCCTCATCGGCATTACACCTGAGAAGGGTCTCATCGAAGATACCAAAAGCCCAGATGCACTCGGAAATATCTTTGAGATTCACGACGACAAGGTGCTCATGAGTCTGANGGATGGTCCGTTTTACGCAGACGGTCCCAAGTATGAACCCCTGCTCGACGGCGGCGTNCTTCGTCAGGCACTCGACCCCGAGTTTCGATGCATCGCGTGGGGACCTATCACTCCAGTAAAGACGGGGCTCGTCACCGACATTTATGCACAGTTTGTTTTTCTACGTGTAGATTAGTAGTATGGCATCCGGAGTCATACAGACGGGACTGCTCGTCGTGACCCTCATGGTTGCCGCGTGGAGCAGTCGCCATGAAGCACCGCTCATGAAGGATATTCGTAAGCGCTACGACGTGCTCTTGAACCACCTCAGGAGCACAGAGGTGGTTGACCCTCGATTCGCTCGCCTCAGGAAACGGTGTATTCTCACTGGAATCCATGGGTCTCGGATGAATCGAGGCACCATAGGCTACAACGTCAATAAAGGGTACGAGATTTACATCTGTCTGGACAAGGATGATATAAACTCGGCAATGAATGTGCTCATTCACGAATTGGCTCACGTCACAGTCAACGAGTATGACCACTCCCCAGAATTCTGGGCGTCGTTCAAAGACCTCAAGGCGCTCTGTAAAACTCTCGGTATTTATACACCCATCGAAGGGTCGCTCGAGTATTGTGGCATCATGATTCAGGATTGAGTCTCGATTCGAGACCAGTTTTTATACCTTTCCACCGCAGGTGGAAAGTTTGCCATGGCCGCTTCGCGGCGAACGACGAGACCAGTTTTTTTCTCACGTCATTGTAAATGTCTGGTGGTATCGTTCAGCTTGTCGCAACCGGTGCTCAGGACGCTTGGCTGACTGGTAAGCCAGAGGTTTCTTTCTATCGTTCCAGCTACAAACGGTATACCCACTACGCCAACTCACCCGAACGCCAGCTGATCCAGGGTAACCCCTCGGCTGGCAACATCTCCACGATCCGTCTGGAGAAGAAGGGTGACCTCATCAACTACATGTACCTGATTGCCAAGGATTCGACTGGTGCTCTGATCCCAGGCATCACCTGGACCAACGTCATTGACAAGATCGATCTGCTCATTGGCGGTCAGGTTGTCGACACACAGGATATCACCTGGATGACGAGCGTCGAGGCAGTGACTGGCGCCCAAAACTTCTCGCAGCGCTTCCTTAACAACAACACATCTGGACTCAACAACGCCACCAACGGGTTCCTGCCGCTCAAGTTTTTCTTCTGCAAGGACTGGAACGTGTCGATGCCTCTTGTGGCTCTCCAGTACCACGACATCGAGCTTCGCATCACGTGGAGCNCGAACCTGGGTACGACGCTGACACTGACGGGTCTGCCTGCACCCGCGGCACACTCCACGTTCCAGTATGAGGCCTGGACCAACTTCGTCTACCTGGACCAGGCGGAGCGTGAGTACTTTGCCAACACGCCCATGGACCTGCTGATCACCCAGATGAACCGAATCCCCATCGCGACCACCAACATGCAAGAGTTGGCTCTGGCTCACCCCATCAAGTTCCTGGCGTTCCAGTCCAACAACTATTCGACGGCGTACTCTCTTGGTGCTACCCAGGTCCCAGCCATCAACTACCAGTTCAAGACACAGATTAACGGCGTGGACATTGGTGACACGCGCTCCATGTTCCAGTGGATCGATGTTCCCCAGTACTACCACACGCCTTTCGGCTACAACCACAACAACGCGACTGCCAACGTCGCACTGATTTCCTACTGTCTGGACACGTCAAAGCTTCAGCCGACTGGCACGCTGAACTTTTCACGCATCGATACGTTCCGTATCGTCGCACCCGCTGGTGTCTCACTGAGCACACTGGCTGGCGGCAACGGTCGCTTCTTTTACGCAATGAACTATAACGTCCTGCGCATTAAAGACGGAATGGGAGGCTTGCTGTATTCGAACTAGATTGTTTCTTCTACTTCTTCGGTGGTGGTTTGGCGAATTTGTGGATTATGAAAAAAATAACAGCCGCGATGAATGCGGTGGCGAGCATGCCCGTCGCTGACAGGTTACCNGTGTCGCTCATAAATTTAGGAATAAGATCCGCCAATTTGTTCTGAATCGGNTTGGAGAANGCAGCGACTGCGGCAATGCCTGCGATAGCTGCGTTCAACTGGTCGTCAGTCAGACCAAATGGGTTCTTTGAAGAGGATGAAGGAGCTGGGCCTGCGGACGCATTGTCCAGGCTCAGCCCAGAGACTCTGTTGTTCTGTGGGTTTTTGTATGGACCGCCACCACCCATTGATGGACCCATGTCGAAATCAGCACTTGGAACAACGTCGGAAATTGCCGTAGAGAAATCCATTTCTATTTGAGGAGGTTTTATTTCGGGTTTAAATAACTCGCGCTGTTCAATCGCGCGCGTCTGGTACACCGGCTGAAGTTCATCCGGGACACCAAATGAACTCTGGTGCTGGACCGAAGGCTGCATGGGTTCCACCTGAGGAATGTACTGCAGGATGTCGCTCGATCCGTTGAAATCGAGATTCTCGATAATCATCTCTACTGTTTCCAGTGAAATCTTTTAGGGAACGGGGGCGCAATCAGTCCAAGGGGGAGACACGAAGTGTCTCTGGTTGTCCGCCGCGAAGCAGTGACAGTGTCTCCACCTGCGGTGGAGACGGGTTTAGACCTTTTTGATGGTGACACCTGGACGTCGTGCACTCCCTGCAGGTGTTCCAGACGTGATCAGGGGTGCTGAGACGTGTCGTGGGTTGTAGTTGTTCTGGTGGTACTGCCACATGGCTTCGGATCCAATCCGGAATCCTTTGCGGATAGGTGCCTTGTAATAGTAGACACAATCCTCAATCTTGTTCGATTTGCTCGTATTGTCGAGGACGAGACACTCGTAGTTTTCTGTACAGGCGTTCATCACCTGACAAAACATGTCAAACGTCGGAAAGACGCCGAAGAACGCCTTGTACAGGCGCTCGCGGTTCTGAATCACATTCTCACGGAGCACAAACACGTAATCGACGTTGGCACGCAGGTCGGGAGTCAGGTCCATACAGTATTGCATCGTCAGCAAAAAGAATATTTTCCAGTGACGCCCGTTCATGAAACATTGCCTGATGCACGTGTCTTTCATGAACGCCTTGTCGTACATACAATCGTCCAGAAGCAAAAAGGCGCTTGTTTTTCCACCCCCTGACACGATTCGCCTCTGGCGCTCAAGCACCTTTTCGATGGCGTCTCGCTTGTAATCGCCATAAATGAACAGGTCGGGGATAAACTGCTTGTAGTAGTGGTTCCCATC